GTTCTGGAATGTATTTATATAATAAATTAGCAGTTTTAAAGTCTTTTACTGCTAAAGCTGATACGTCACCTGCTTTAACCCAAACATATTGTGAAATATCATAAACAAATAAAGAATAATAATAGAATCTTCCAGTAATTATATCGTTGTCGTCTAATAAAGAAGCAGGATCAAATCCGTAATATCTGTCTAAAAGTTCTTTTCCTTCAAAAGCACTAGTAGGAAATCCATAAGTTCCTCTAACTAAACGAATTCTATTCCAAGAGCCGCTAGGGCTAGTCCAATTTAACTTTATTTGCCCATGACCATACGGTACTGCTGTAAAATCAGTTACAATATAATCAACTAAAGCTGGTTGACCATAAAATGCTGAACCGTAATAATTAATACCGTAACGGGACATTTAATTACTCAAATGCTAATAAAGCGTTAACGTTGTCTACTTCTTGAGAGGTAGGGGATACTAAAGCACCACTTGCGTTAATATAAGTAGTTGGTGTATTAGATCCGCTAGGGCGCCATTCTTGCAAATTAGCAGTTTGTCCAACTTTAGCTTTAACAATTATTCCTATGTTATCGTTAGCAGCTGGAGTAATAAGATTTTGAGAGTCTGCTGACTTCTTTAAATATTGAGTGTGAGTGTCTGCAACAATGCCGGTTTCAATGTTAGCTAGTCTAGCTCCTACAGTTGAAAACGTTTGAGAAGACGCACTAAAAGAGCCAACTGAAGACGGTGTTGTTGAAACATTTGGATTAACACCAAGCACTGACTCAATTGCTAATACTTCTTCTTGTAATGTGTTAGGGTGCGAAGCATCAATAACGTCTGTAACGTTAGTTTTAGACGTAAAGACCTTAACCGAACCTGGATAACTTGCTGCCATGATTAACCTGCTATTCCGCCTGAGGCATTGATTGTAAGTACTCCTACTTCAGGTAGCTCATTAAACTCGCAGGTTACATCGGATATAACCACGCCAGTTGCTGTTCCTGAAGGAGAAACCGCTGTTGATGGTACGTTAGTAGCTGTTAAATTATATGAAAATGTATTTGAACTTGTTGCAGTAATATAGTATCTACCATTAAACACAGTATCAACACCAGTAATGCTTACAGTTTCTCCAACTAAAAAGTTATGAGCAACACTAGTAGTAAGAGTAGCCACTCCTGTAGTTAAAACTTTATTAGTTATAGAAGAAGTTTTAACCGCTGTTTGTTTTGATAATAAAACTGGTGTTACTTGTAAAACACCGCTTATGCTTGATACCGTTTCTAAAACATCACTTAGTTTAATGGTATCGCCAAACACAACATTGTCTATATCTAATAGTAAATTTAAATCATTTTCTATTTGAGTTCTAATTGCAGAAGTCTTATACTGAGGGGCAACCGTTACGTCTACCGTTATATCAATTTTTGCATAAGATGGTGGTTGCACTGTTACAGTAGTATTTGGAGGACATTTATCTATATAGTACTCTAATAATCTATTAGCAATTGTATTAAATATAGCTGTCGGATTTAGTGAACCATCAATACCACGATCACCAAATAAAGAAATATATACAGTTACATTAGAATAAACATTTGCTTTAGCAACAGCTTTTGATATACCTGTTACTTGCAAGGCTAAGCTTGCGTAATCTGCTAAAGATACCGCTCTGTTTAATGCTTTTAAACTAGCAGGAGCATTAATTCTAATTGAGTCTGTAGACTCTTCGTCAGCCCCCGCTACAGCCGCAGACTGATTATTAACCGATAATCCTGCATTTGAGTTAGTAACAATATAAGTAAGGGTATTAGCAGAAACGTTTCCTGAATCTCCACCGCCAACTCTGTAAGACGCATATATTTCCGCACCAGAAGGCGGTATTCTTCCACTAACGTTGTCGCCAAAAGACACATAAGTAATACCATCAGCATCTGTGTTTATAACAAATACTGGGTCACTTCCAGCGTAATCAATTATATAAGGAACTTGATTATAGGTAATTCCGTTAACACTTATTGAGACGCTACTTTCAATAATTGAAGTTTCTGAAAGTTCAAAAGTTTGACCAGAAGCTCCGTTTGAAGTGCCAATTAATTCATCAAATATACTTTCGCCTTGAGTGGCGACAACTGTTGCGCTTCCGTTTACTGTTCCTACTTTAGCTGGAACAGATATAGATGCAGCGGTTTCAAATATGATTTGCGTAGACTCTCCATTAACTATAGAAGTAGTTGCTACTTGAGTAAGGGCGGGTACAGTTATTGTACCCGAACTACTATTTTGAAAAGTTAACTCAACAAGAGCTGCTGTTTTTTGTGTTGGTACATACCCTAATAGCGATGCAATTTGCAATACGCTGTTTCTTTGACTTGCTGTAGTAATAAAAGACTCATTAGTAGATCTATCAATATTGTAATTAAGTAAGTCGCCTACGTAAGAAAACAATTCTAATAAAACAATACCAAAGTCTGCAGCATTTCGTGAGGACCACTCTGGGGCATAGAGCGGGATTAAATCAAGCAAATCTTGTCTAATAGACGTGTAGTCTCTAGATGTATAATTTACTTGAGGAATAAAATTAGTACTCACTTAGTCCCTCCAAAATAGCGTCTCCACTTCTTGTAAACAAACCATACTTTATACTTACTACATCATCTTCATTTGTTGGAAGTTTGTAAGTTACAGTAAACTCAAGTGTACCATCTTCTGGTTTTAAAACTTCTACTTTGTTTAACACTAAATCGGGAAGCCACTTAGAAAACCCGGCTCTTACCTCTGAAACAACTATAGATTCGGCTTCTGATTCAGTTTCAAAAACGGAAGTTCTGGCTGCAGTTCCAAATGTAGGTACCATAACCCTTTCGTTGTATAGGCTCATAATTACACTTATGACCCTATCTTGGTATATCTTTTTGTAATCTGTTGTATACCCAACTTCACCTGCAGCGGTAAAAGTAAAAGGCAAAGCAATGCATCTTTGCGACATTACTCAGCTCCTATCCATACGGGAAAGTTAGGGTCTCCTGCTATAAACATTACCCAAACTATGGTTCCTGGTTGTGGTTTCCATTTTCCTATTAAGTTTATAGTAGCAATAATTCCTGGAGTTGCCGGCCCAATCCCTGCATTATCATGGCTTAAAAAGGTGTTGCTGTTACTTGCAGACGAGACAAATTGTATGTAATCCCCAGCATCTAAGTCTAAAATTAATGATACGGTCATCGTTATTTCAGCGCCGCTTCCGGCTAATGTAATTTTGGTGTTGCTATCTGGAATGTCTATTCCGTTCTTTCTGTACCACATATTAGCAGTTCCAGTATTAGCGCTTGATTTAGTAAACATGCAAGAAAACTGAGCAAAGTAATCTCCTGTCTCTTCTACATAAATACGAGTTCCATCTAAGTAAGTTTTACTAGTGTCAAGCTCAAACCAGTTATTAACTACTGTAGGAGTATTAACCCCAATAGCTTGGTCTGCTATTGTGTAAAAAGTTCCATAAGGGTATTTAGACTGTCCAATACTTCCACTAGATGCCCTGACCCAATCAGTTACATTGTTGCCAAACAGTTGAGGAACTTTAATTCTTACACGCCCTTGACTTTCGGGGTCGTTAGAGTCAACAACTAAACCTTCGTATAATCCGTAATACCTGCGATCTGCATCTATCATTTTTTCAATAACCTTTTTATTACAACCGGTGGTTTGTAGGAACTTGTAGGTTGAACTACTCTTAAGTCTCTTAAAGTACTGCTCCATTTAGGAGACATTGTTTGAGCCTTTTTATTATTTAGTTTGTTTAAAGATGAGTTAGATGTCTTTTTATAAAAACCGCTAACTTTTAATTTAGTTTTGTTTTTAGTTTTTGTGTTTCTAACATTTGGTTTTATAATTCTTTTTTCCTCAGAACTTGGGTTTTCAATTAATCCGAATCGATCCCAGTTGTTAGACTTTCCTAGAGCGTCAATACCTAATTCTAAAACTGTTGTATATACTAAAGTGTTTATTCCTGTTCTTTCAATCTTATGTTCTAGCGATAAGATTACCCAGTACCCGCTATATTCAGAACCAACGCCAGAAAGGTATATAGGTAAATCTGGTCTAAGATCTGGACTTCCTATTACTTCCGCATAACCTCGGTATCCAAAGCGTTGTCTTTCTTCAGCAGCTTTTGTTTCCCACATAGCAACTTCAGAGTTAGAAACTACTGTATTAACAGAAAATCTATCAAACTGTTCGGGAACAACATTCTTTCTAGAAGACCTTTTACTTTTTTGTTTTACATACTGAAGTTCAATTTTAGAAAACCTATCAACTCCGGCATAAGATAACGCAGATTTAGCATCATCTTCTTCATCTCCAAATTGTAGACTTTCTCCAATAATAGGTCTAAAACTATAAGTGTCTGTTCCTCCTAAAGTTTCAACAGTGCTCATAGTAAATCTTTTTGCATAAGCTCTATTTTCAGAATAGTCTTTTGATAATGGATAGAAGTATAAAGACGTGTTTTCTGCTCTTAAGGTATATCCTATTTTTTTAGCTAACCACACAAGCAATTGCCAGTCAGTTCTTCCGGCTTGAGCTATTTGAGAAAACACTCTTTTATGAGGTTCAACAAAGTAAGAAAACTCATATTTACGAGCAATCTTTTTAAGAACTTGGTCTGCAGTTACATTTGTATAAATAGTTTGAGATGTATTTTTCATAACGTAAGACGCTCCAATAATATGTACTTCTACACTTCGCTCTCCTGGAGAATATATTGGTTTTATATGATGTACATACCCGTTAAACGTTTTAGTAGATGAACCAAGAGTATTTAAAGTAATTACTACTGGAGACATAGGTTTTACGTCGTAATAGTCTACTTCCCAATCTTTAAATAATATTATTGTGTATTCATGCTCATATCTTGCTTGTTTTAAATTAAACTCGTATACTAAACTAGGTCCTGACACACTATATGGAAAGTCTACAGTTACATATTTAAACATTTAACAAAATCTTTACTTTAGTACCCGCAGGTATAGTTAAAGTGTCTTTAATTTGAGGATTAAGCTCTGGTATTAACCACCATAATTTAGGGCTTTTATAAAATCTATTAGCTATTTGGTCTAACCTTTCGTCTTCTACCACAGTATGTTCTAAGTATTGAATAATTCCAAATGTAGAAAACTCATAGAAAACTACCGGTAACGCATCTCCATTAACCTCAGTAGTAACAAAATCTACCAATGCGTTATCGTATCTAGACCCTCTATAAATTGCCATATGTAACTCTCTTTTCTACTCTTTGTTTTCTAGACCAAAACCTGTGTAAATCCACAAATCAAAAGCAAGTTCTGTTCTTAATGGAATCATATTAGTATTAAAAGCAGTGTGTTTAATTGAAACCGATTGCAACCAACCTACATAAGATAATGGCTTTAAAGATGTTGAAGAGGGCCCAAATTCAACTGCAGTTAACGCAGGATACAAATAACCCAAATCATAAGTTTCTCTACCTAACGGATTGACTGGTTGTTTATTTTCAAGTAGAGTACCAGCGTTTATCATTCTAAAAATGTATTCAATATCATGCATTGTGCCGTATTCCATTAAGTTTTTTAACTTTTTACCAAATGGCGTTCCAGTGTCTGAGTTTAATCCTTGTTTGTAGTAACCTTTATAATTTGTTTCTATTTGGCTTTGATCACCGTTATTTTCAATGTAAGACCTATAAATAGCCGCAAAGTCATTTGTTCTATCTATCATTAAACTAAAGGTTAAATGCTCTTGGCTTGGAAAAATACCAGCCACAGCCCTAAA